GGTGATCGCATTAAATGCCGCAATGGTTTTACCCATAGAACGCTCACCACCGTCGCTGTCGTAAGTTTTGCCGCGCTCTTGCATAGTAGCTAATGCGCTTTTCAAGTAAAATTCAGCACTAGGAATACCCTCGTCCTTAAATTCAACGTCTTTAGGTTCGTATTGTGGGTTTTGGTGTAGGTGATAAGTTATATCAATTGGATTGTTTGATTCTGTGAATGTCATTTTTTATTCCTTAACGCCCGTTAAAGCCTTCCAGCTAACTGGGAATAACGGGGCAATTACTTTATCTAGTTCTTTAGCAAAATGACGCGCCTCAAGTTGTGCGCCTTCTGAAATGCGCTCTTTGTAAACGTGGGCAAATGCCAATAGGTTGCCTGTCCAGTACCACGTTGTCATCATCGATTGTGGTAGTACCATTCGTGCCATTTCAGGGGCAACGCCAGCTTCTAACATAGCTTCATACAAAGATTGTGATTGGTAAATCAAATCATCATACAAAACTTTAATATTATTAGACTCACCAACTCCATAGTTAATAAGAGCGCCTTCGCTATTTAAGTTTGTGATAGGGTCTAGGAAAGCGAATGGTTCTTTAAGCATTTCCACAACACCACTTGATCCTTGCTTAATACTCCCATCAGGTCGTCCACGCCATTCATCAGGTGTGTAGAACTCAGGCGGTGTATCTACATAACGACGGCTTACTTCATTCCAGCTTAACCCTGCTTGATGTTTACCCAATTGACGCGCTATAAAAATAGGCGCATGGCATCGCAACTGAATCTGGTTATGGCGAAATGGTGTCATGTGCTTGTGGTCGGCTAGGTATTTGATTAACTTAATATCCTTGTCTTCCAAATAGCACCCGTCCTCATCGCATATTTCAAAATAGCTCTCTTTGTCAAAAGACACCCTAGCACTATTCACAGTGCTAAGGTCGTTACCCATGTAATCAATCAATTCGACTTTAATTTGTTCAAGCCCCATTATCTATATCCTCCAATGCTAAAAAATAACCCAATAAAACATCGCTTACTAGCTTTTCTTGAACCGAGTAAACGTCTTGATATATGTCATTAATATTCGGAATACCAAGATCGTCAAACATGACTTCGGTAGGCGTTTCCGTATCGCCCTTGTAGGCGTTCCATTTAAGTCGCCATTGTTGCAGCTCAAACTTGGTAATCAGTCCTTCAGCTGCTTGCTTGTTAACTGATTCGAGAATTTCAACAGCCAACTCCTTTTTAGCCATCATAGCAGTCACATCGTGCAATGCGGTTAGTGATGCTGTTTGTAAGTCGTTAATCGCTTTTGTTAGCTTTTGGTTGGCTCTCACAAGGTCGTTATAGCTTTGCTTTTTGCGTGTCATGAGTGCTCCTTAAATTCAGGTAGTGGCATCCAGTGGGTGACTATGCGTTCAAATAAACCATCGCAAACATAAAATTCAAAACCAAAACTACCATCGTCATATTTTGTTAATACGTCAGTGGTTATTCGACCTGCGCCTGTTTTAACAAGAACCTCAGTTCTAAGCGGCGGCAATTTATCATCAACACTAACCCATGCCGCTTGAATAGCGGCTTGAATTGCAAAGCGCATATTATCAACGTGTTCATCATACGGCTCATTAACTGGCTCACCAAACCACGCCTCGAGAGCCGCTTTGATCATTTTGGCTGGTACTTGCATATCAATACCCCACAACCCCATATCTATTCGTTTTAACGGCTTTGGCAATGAATAAATCATTAAACACTCCTAGCACATCACTTGCGCTAACTTCTTGTGTTGTAGCACGTTTTGGTACGTAATAGCGCCATTTGTCGCGATCTTGCAGCACTTCATAAACAGTCGGCGCCCGCATGTTCATTTTATGGGCAATTGCTTTAGCGTCCATCTTTTTAGTTTCGTACAATTTGACAATCTGATGGTTACGCTTTGCGCGTTGTTCTTGCAGTATTTCACCTGTGCGAATTACGTTAATGCTTAGAATATCAGCCCAACGATACATTGTTGAAACTGATGTTAGCTTAAAGCTCCACGCGGTCGCTCTGGTCCGCATAACCGACTGTGCAAGATATAGGTCGTTCTTTAACGCTTCCTTAAATTCAGGCTTAGTGGTTGTATGCCCTTTTGGTATTCTATGTGCGTGTTGGTTATACCATGCGTCAACGCGTGCATTGATTTCTTCTTGAGTTAGTTTTTTCATAACAGAATAAATCCCGATATTGTGTAACCGATCACTAATGAAATACCAATGGCAAAAGCTAAATACCAGCGATAGGCTGTTAGGGTATCGTCATAGTCGTTTTCAGCTTCTATCAACTTAATGCGTAAGTCGATATTCTCGTTGTTGACTTCGCTGTAATCGTCATCCAATTCCCGATAGCTTTGCAGTAAATCAGCGTAATCGCTTTTGACAATTCCGATTTTCAACTCTAGGTCGCTAATCTGTTGCTTTTCTTCATCGCATAAGCGACGTGGTTTTACGTAAGGTCTTTTGATCATAATAATCCGTTCCTTTTCTTAAAGTCGTGGGCGCTTGCGCATTTGCTATTGCAAAATAGCTGCCCTTCTAAGTGTAGTTCTTCACCACAGTAGTGACATTCTCCGGTAACCGCTAAAGTGTCCGCTGTTGCCATTCGTGCGGCTTTGATTGCCGCTTCTGTTGCTAGCTCGATTTGATGTTGAGCTTGATCTATTTCGTCGCCGTGAATCATCGTTAATGCATCCATGAGATTAGTAGTAAAAGTGCCATTAGGTTAATGGCTAGGTAAACTGGTAGGTCGGTGTTCATTTTCCAACTCCTATCCCGTGGGCTTTTTCGATAGCTCTAACAACGCCAATAGTGTCTCCTTCATGCGCATTTACAATCCGCATTATTTCATCTTCACTCAACGGCTCACGCGTTGGTGCGGCTTGCCACATACTGCTGTATATATCATACTTTGACCATCTGGAGTAGCTGGACTGAGTTTCTGCGGTCATCATCTCTTCTGTCGGCTCACTTGGTAGCCATTTGTGTTGTGTTGTCATTTTCTCACTCCCTAATCCCGTGCCAATACTCTACAGCTTCGACTAAATCCGCTGTATCATCAATGCAACCACGTTGCATCATGCTATCAATATCTCGCGCCGTCATCGGCTTGATTGTCGATAGTGCGGCTTCGAGAGCGGCTTTCATACCATGAGCTGTCGCAACGCCTCGCAGTAATATCTGGCTGTGGCTTCTGTTATAGGTGTCGTAAGCATTGCAAGCTAACTCAACCATTTCGTCTGTTACTGTCATTTCACTGGCTCCATATATTTCACACCCATTAAGTGATCTTTTGGTTGTTGTTGAAAAAATTTAAGCGTTGCTTGGAATTGGCTATTCGCTTCGATTGTTGTCCGCTTCATCGTGCCATGACCATATTCACGGTAAAGCACTTCCCACTTGCCTAGCGTCACGTGTTGACTCCTTTTTGCTTTGGTTTAGCTTTAGTTGGTCGCCCGTCGTTCTTAACAGGCTTTTGTTTGCTGTCAAAATAGTGATGCTGTCCGACTTTTCCGATGTACTTCATACCCTTGGACCATTCAGGCGGTGCGATTATTTCCGAATAATAGTGGTCGGCAGTTCCAACTATTTGCGGTAGTTGTTTTGCTAGTGCCTTGTGGGCGATTATTTCCGCTTTTTGGTAGGCTTCAGGTTCTTCTATTATTAAGTCCTTCTTGCGCGTCCAGCTAAACTGATTAGGCTGATAAACCACTTTGCATACGCTAGGTGGGTAGCGTTCGTCTTTAACGCGGTTAAGTGTCGTGTTCGCTACTGCAATTTGTCCTTTGTGCGATTCGCCTCTAGCTTCAAAATAAACATTTTCGGCAAGGCAAACATCCTCACTTTTCAGCTTTTTCGGTATTGCTACCGACTTAGGGCTTGCGTATTCTGAGCCGTAAACTTCGACTGTGTTGTCTGGTTGGTATTGGTAGGTAATCATGGCAAAAGCTGGGGCTGCTATTGCACCTAGCCATAATGTGTTGGTTAATGTTTTCATGCTCTACTCCGTATATAGGCGTAAAAAAACCAGCTTATTAAGGCTGGCAAAGAGGTAAATAGAAAGCGCGGCTCCACAAAATTGTAAAACACCACATTTGACACAAGTTAATAAAAACCGCGCTTTGTATTTAATCCGTTCTAATCGCGCCCGTGAACGGTAACGGGGAAGTGGTAACGAGTGTCATAACCATCGCTTGCAATATTGACTCGGGCGCTAAGTAATCCGCTAGGAAACCTTAACGCTTGCGCGGATATGCCAGCCGCTTGATAGGATTAACCTATTCAATAACCACTCTCTTGACCGTACTTTCCGATCTGTCAGTTTAGTTTTTACCTTTTTAGAGGTTGATTTGAGAGCGGTTATTGAATAGTGCCACTCTACTGCGCGGTGGCTGTGCGCGTTCCCAAGTTGTTAAAGTGCTGGTTGCGTTTTGTCGTTCGCTATGGGTGTAATATTAATCTAGCGGGCGTTATTTGTAAAGTGCTGTTTTACATTTTTCTTAAAAATTTTTAAGCTGCAAATAAATTTATAAGCATTTCAAAGCGTTAAGTAGTGATAGTTGATTAGCGTCTTTGCTGTTTAACACCTTTATTACGCGCTCATCCAAACAACCTTTAGCTATTAGGTGAACAACACGGACGGGTTTGGTTTGTCCTTGTCGGTATAATCGGGCATTAAATTGTTGGTAGTATTCAAGATTCCATTGCATTGAGAACCATACCATCAATGAGCCGCCATGCTGTAAGTTTAAGCCATGGCCAGCGGATTGAGGATGGGCTAATAGCATCTTAATACCCCCATTGTTCCATCGGTTGATTGTGTTGGGGTCTTTATCTAACACAACGGCATCGGGAAAGGCTTTTAGTAACCGCTCAAGGTCGGACTTAAAGTTATAAGCAACAAGCATCGGCTCATCGTTTTGCTCTACTAGTTCTTTTAACGCCTCAATTTTAACATCGTGCAATACGCTGTAATTGCCGTTTGCGTCGGTGTATGTTGCGCCTGAGCAAAACTGCAATAGCTTGTTAGCCAAAACAGCGGCATTCATGGCTTCCAGTTCTTGACCGTCTGCAAGCGTTAAAAACAGTTCTTTTTCAAAAGTGTCATACGCTGTTTGCGCTTGTTCGGGTAGTTCTAGCAGTTCGGTTAATATTATTTTTTCAGGCAATTCTAAATAATCCGCCGCTTGCATACTGATAACCTTATCGCTTATCGCTTCGTGTATCTTTTGGCTTGCGCCTGCACGTATCTTATAACTAAAGCCGTGATAATCGGTTTCAAAATAGCGGTCACGATATGCCGTTAAGGTTTTACCAAGTGACGCGCCATAATCCACAAGGTACATTTGCGCCCACAAGTCGATTAAACCGTTAGGGCTGGGTGTGCCCGTTAATAGCACCATGTAATCGGTTAGACTGCTAACCGCCTTTAATGCCTTAAATCGCTTTGATGTAGCGTTCTTAAAACTTGATGACTCGTCAACAAAGATAGCGTCGAAAGGAAAGCGTTTGCCGTAGTGCTTGACTAACCAAGGGATGTTTTCACGATTGATAACGTACACATCGGCATCAAACTGTAAAGCAGATAGGCGTTTCTTTTCGCTACCTGTAACCACTGACACGCGCAAATGTTTTGTGTGTGACCATTTACTAGCCTCTTGCGCCCAAACGCTGTTAGCAACCCTTAGGGGCGCAATGATAAGCACTTTTGAGCAAGTGAAGCTGTCTATCATATCGCTAATGGTTGTGAGGCTGGTTGCTGTTTTACCAAGCCCAAGGTCAAGGAATAACGCGCATCGTTTTTTGTCTTTAATGAAGTCAATCGCCTTGTTTTGGTAGGCGTGAAGGTTATCGCGGGAAAGCATGATCAATCGCCTCTTTAGTATCTAACACCAACACAGTGCAACCGTACGCCCGACGCTTTTCATGATCGCGTAATTGTAGCTCGGTTGGTTTTTTGTTCGGTGCTTTTAGTTCTACAAAAATAATTTGACCGTCTGGCATTGTTACAATGCGGTCGGGTACTGATCGCTTGGCTGGGCTGGTAAACTTTTCGCACATTCCGCCCAACTCTTTTATGCGCTTAACTAAATAGGCTTCGATTTGTTTCTCTAACATGGTAGTTTCACCCACTTAAAGCCTTTATAAGTATTTTTATATCCGTTGCATACGTTATAAATTGATGACTTGGTAAAGGTTGGATTTTTAATAAGTATGTCTTCCATAGAAGCATAGGCTTTAACTAATTCACCGTCTTTTGTGTATTGCTCAAACGTATATTCACGGCGACTAACTTTAACTTTTTGAGCCATTGCTCGCTTTTTGTCTTCATCTTGCCATAAGCGGCTAGACGCTTGCGCTATTTTATTACGCCATTCTTGGTTATATTTTGCGCCGTTAGCGTGATTAATTTTTTGCTTTTCAGATATAGCCTTTAGGCTTTGCTCACTTAAAACTCGATTATAAGCTGGATTATCTTTTCCTTTAACTGAGCGCATAACGTTATAGCCGATTACGTTTGTCTTAAACGTATCAATCCATTTTGTTTCTTGATCCCTTAAATCACTGTCGCTAATATCATCAAACACTTCCAAAACATAAAAAGCAAACTTATCTAAGCCATAAGCAATAACATCGGCTTTTAATTCAACATAATAGCCGTCATCAGCACACAGGGTTAACACAGACTTATGTTTGCTAATTCTAGCTTGATAATTTCGCGTTAAACCAATGTACTTTTTATTGTTTATCGTGTTCTCAATGCAGTAAATATAACCTTTCATGATACGCCCTAACCTTTCAACATAGTATCCATTATAGGGTAATACCTTGATAAAGTCTAGCGATAACCAATACTTTTTAAGATTTCACGGGCTTCATTTACATAACGCTGGTAATCAATATTATCAGTTAGCTTGTTTGGTAATTCCATCAGGGGGGTAGAATAGTCAGACTTTGCTACTTTATTGCCGTTGGTCTTATAAAGAATAGACTCGCCATCTGTTGACCAATACCACCTGACCGTTTTACCTAAGTATTGATTTCGCCACACAGCCCCACCTTTGACGGAGCGAACACATAAGAAACGAGAAACGTCTGTACACGCTTCGATTGTTTGCTCAAGTTTAATCCCATCGCGTATAAACGCCTTAACCGCATCAACACATACATTAAATTGCGGATTAGTGGTTAGTATTGAATCAGCAAATAAGCCTTTTGCTTTGAATTTGCCATTAGGCTCTAAGCCTAAATAGGTGTTGACGCTTGCCGAATAAATACCCTTATAGACTTCTGTTTCTAGCCCGTAGCCTGTTGTCAATTCCCAATCAAAACAAATGGTATCAACTTCGTTTTTAAGCGTTCTAGGATAATAGATAGCAATGCCGTCGGTGTTAGCGGATACCGTTTTAACGCCTATGTTTTTGAGCATTTCAATCAGCATCAGCAGACTTAATTGACCTGTAAGGGTTACGGCTAAAAGTAAATCAGGCGAATAGAGTGGGCTAAACTTATTGCCAAATAGCCCAAAACTACTGTTTAAGACTAGCTTTAAGCTATCGGCTGTGTATTTATCACCTGACTTTTTAGCAGATACGCGCGTCTTAAAAACGTCGTCATAAATGTTCAAAAATTTAATACCTAGCGTTTTTGGGTATAGCTTTTCGCCTAAAATAATTGACGGATAAAAACTGGTAACATCGCGCATATCAAGCGCGTAATTTTCACACTCTTCAACAGTTTGCGCTGATTCTTGCGAGTGTAAGCCACCAATACCAAACTTATATTTTGCGCCATCAAAAGTGATAGTTGTCCCTATTTCTTTTGGTAGTTCAATGTGACCAGTGTCTTTGATTTCATAATCGGCGTTTTGCACATTATGCAACACCTGTTGTAATTCCTTGCTCTCAAACTTAATAAATGATGGGGCGGCATACTTTATTTTATGCCCCTTTTTATAGGTCACGGGCTTAACGTTTTTTAAGCCTAACCGACTCAAAAAATATTCCTTTGCCACCTTAGCACCGCCAAATGAACGCAAGTCTTTACCTAATTGATCTGACATTTTAGCGCGTAGGTCAATTTCATGTTTTACGTTTTGGTAAAGTAGCCACGTCACATCAAGGTCGTTTTCGCAATAGGCTTTTAGTTCTTTGCGTTGGGTTTCGTTTATTGTTTCACTGGGGTCTATCGGCAAGTCTTGCAAGCGTTTAGCACCTAACCTTGCACCGTATGTTTTAAGTCCCACCATAACCCCAGGGGAAGGGTCTTTAATGTCGATATGCTCCCAATCCATTGGGATTTCTAAATCATATTTTCTTAGCGTTTGCCACGGCGCGTCACCATTCATCACAATTTCATCAGATAGCTTTTTTATTTGCTGATTACTTGCGCCTGTTAGTGCATAAGCAATAATCGGCAAATCATAGCTAAGGGAATTAAAGCCAATCGTAACATTACGCTCAAGTATGCCTATCAGTGCCGAACGGTCTAATGTGCTGTTATTGTACTTTTCTATTGCTATCGTTTTACCACTTGCATGATCTTTGAATTGGGCAAGAAAATAATTTGAATAGACTTCGCAATCAAGGGTTATTGTTTTCATAATTAAATCTTTTAGCCATTTGTGCTTTATGCTATAACCGTATAAATATCAAAAAAGGGGCGTTTAAGCCCCTTAGTCTGTTAAGCGTTAATTAAAACGCCATGTCATCATCAAGCAAATCAAACTCATCGGCATCAATACCGCCTGCGCCAAACGGTTCACCGTCTTTAGCGAATTGAACACCGTCAAGCTGTGCATTAACGCGCTTACCGTATGAGTTGTTTTGAACCCATAGTGTAATGATGGCGTTCACATAACATCCAGCATAAACGACGTTATCATCTTCGGTCAAAGGGGTTTTATCTTTGTTAATAACTAACGGGCGTTTTTTGGTCGATGCCTTGATAGTCATTTTGCCTTCAAGCTCTGGGCGACCCGAATCGTCACCGTCTTTTAACACCATCTTATCCGCACCAACTTTAACCTTGGCATCAGCGGCTACTTTTTGCTGTGCTTCGTTAATCTGTGCGATTAGCGCCTTATGTTCTACTTTGTCGAGAATGAATTGAGCGTCATACTTGCCAGTAGATTCACCACCAAATGATGAGTGTTGGAACAATGAAGGAAATGATAGGCGGACGTTTTGCATTTTGATTTTCATGTTGATTCCTTTAGCTGTTTAGGCTGTTTAACGGTTTAGAATGTTTTGTCTTTCGACGGTTCTAATATTACACTGACTTTTTTAATTTGTAAAGTAAAACTTTACATTTTAATCAAAATCAACAGTCGTTACCCCAAAAGCGGGGCGAGGGTCATCTTCTGGTACTAATGCGGGTTTGCCTTCTGGCTTAATAACCAGTTCGCTCAATAGCGTTTTGTTTTTACCTAACGCCTTTTCAGCCTTAGCAACTGATAACAGCTTGCGCGGCTCATAGGCGGCATCGCCTAGCGTTTCGGTCAATAGTTGCTCGGCTGTTGCTTCGTTCGCCCATTGACGTAATGAGCGCCCAGCTACTAGCTTGTAACCTGTGAATGTTTCGCCTGCGTTAACCTTTTCAGTCACATAAGCTTCAACAGCTTCAAGCCATGAAATAATGAGCTTTTTGTTGTCAAGTGCAAAGCGTAATTGCTCATCGGTCAGTTTGTTAACAGGTACTAGCGCGTCATTATCCATACTGTCAAACTCGCTCATAATAACCGCTTGCGTATGGTCGTGTAAGGCTTTGCAAACGGGTTTAGCTCGGCAGAACTGACAAGCCTTTTCACTAGGGGTAAATGGTGCGTTATCTGATAAGGCTAATTGGGCGCGTTCTTTTACCCATTCTGCCCATTGATAAAGCTCATTAACCGTTGTTTCATAAACGCTAATATTATCGACTCGTGGTTGTACGATAGTGATAACCACCGTTTCGATTTCGTCAAATAACATCCCAAAGTCATACAAAGCGCCAAGGGCGTAAAGCATACCTTGTGGGTTTTTATGTGCATCGACTTTTAAGCCTTTGCCGTATTTAAGGTCAGTGACATACAACGTATCGCCTTTGATGCTCAAAGCGTCGCAAGTGCCAAAACCTTCTGGCACGTATTGCCCAAAATTGACGCGCGTTTCAACAAACAGCTCGCCACCAATACTTCGGACATAGTCAAGATAGGTTTGAACATAGTCCGCCATTTCATCAGTGACTTCAAAGCCGTTGAATTTTTGACCTAAATAGTCGTTTGCGTTATTGCCGCTTTTAAGGCATTTCTCCCCAAGCTCGTGGGCAGCCGTTCCCTCCTCAGCGTATGATGACGTTCTATCACCATTGGGTAATGAGTTCTCAAGTGCTACCGATGCTGGGCAGTTGAGCCAACGGTGTGACCCGCTGGCGCTTAGTTTTGCATGGGCTGTCATAGCGCATTAACTTTATCAAAGACAGTTGGAACGTCATTAGCTGATAAGGTTTTAAGGGTCTTAGCATTGTAAGTTGCTAGGATTTCCTTAATCTTGTCGCGGTTGTCAGGGTTGGCTCGTGACTTTTCCATACAAAGCTCGTGCAACTTTTCTACCGTCACGGCTGGTGCGGCGGGCGCGATTGTAGGGGCTTCCGTTGGTGCTTCTGCCTTAGGCGCGGTTGCGGGTGCTTCTGTTGACGACTGTGTTGGCTCTTTTAATACCGCACCGTACGTTACGTTCTTTTGAATCAAAGCGGTCAAGGCTTGAATGGCGGTGGTTAGGTTTTTGATTTCGGTTTCTAGTGACATGCTGTCGCTCCTGTTTAGTCTGTTTGTTTATTTGTAAAATTGCGCTTTACATATTACCCAATCAGCGTTATTATGTAAAGCGTAATTTAACAAATAAGGAACGAAAAGTGAAAAAAGAGATTATCGACTCGGTTATGAAGCATTTTGGTAGTAAGACCAAAACAGCTAAACGGTTAGGGGTCACTAGACAAGCGATTAATTATTGGTATGTGATAGGTGGAGTGCCGCCTGAGCCAGCTATTCGCATTGAGCGTATCACAGATGGTAAATTCAAAGCGGTTGACCTAGTAGTACCTAATGACGTTGATTCGGTAAAAGGTGATGCCGATGCAGTCTAAGAAAGAATGGGTAATTGACGTTCTTGAACAGTGCGCCCGTTATGGTTATCGGACAACACCTGTTTTTGAGAACGGTAAAGCGCAACCCTTTGGAGCGGGTCAAGACTATAAAAACTTGGAAGCATATCGTGGTTGTGCTCATATCGGCTTAGTGTTGGATGACTTAATTTTAGTTGACTATGACGGTAATAAGACAGACGGCATTATGCGCGTTGCTGAGTTAGAGCTAGCGCTTGATGTGCTTTTCATGCCTGAACCAGCTCAAGTTAAAGGCGATTCAATTCATTGGCTTTTTAAGCGTCATCCTGATGGTGCGTTTAAGGCTTCGGCAGATGGTTACTGGTTAGGCGTTGATATTAAGACGGGCAACCAATTAATGCACATTAAGCAAGGTAAAGAGTTGGCGCTTGTCGGGCGTGAGGATATTGAGGAAGCACCTAAAGTATTGTTAGATGCGTTAAAGCCGTCAGATGGTGTGACCATTAGTTATGGTGTTGTATTGGGTCAAACGGACTTAGGCGATTTTGAGGGCTTAATTAGTCACTCAAATAGCAACATGAGCCGCGAGGACTTAGAAGCGCGTTTGTCAAAACTTGATAACAATATGCCAAACTCGGAATGGGTAAAAATTGGTCAAGCCTTGCATGATTGGGACCCAGTTCAAGGTTTGGAATTATGGGAAGCATGGAGTGTCGGGGGTCACACTTATAAAGAAGGTGAGACCGCTAAACGTTGGGCTTCTTTTCGCCAAGGTAAAGGCGTTACCCTAGGCACGTTAATGCACAAGGTTAAGGAAGCGGATTATGAGGACGCAAAAAAGGAACTGACTGCATTTATTGCACAGATAATGACAGCAACCGAACGTGATATTGAGATTAGCATTGCGCCTAAAATTGCTAAGGTGGACTTAACTGATATTGACAGGGAAGTATTAGTTAAACGTATTCAAGATCGTTATAAGGCGCTAACGGATGTTAGACCTAGCGTCACTATTATTCGTGACATGATTACACCAAAGCAAGTTTTTAAGGGCGAATTGGTAAATGACGATGAGCGTCCTAAGTGGTGTAAGCAATGGGTTTATGTGAACGCTCAAAGCGGGTACGTTAGGCTTGATGACTTGGTGGTTAGAAAGGCTGAAGCGTTTAACCTTGAATGCGGGCGTTATGTGCCAATGAATGAGAATGGTAATAAAATCAGCGCATCTAAGTTTGTTAGTGATGGTGGTTTTATTGAGTCGGTCGTTTCAATGGCTTATATGCCAACGTGTGTGGATCGCTTTTGTGAGTTTAATGGTAAACGAGTGTTAAACACTTTTGACGCGCGAACTTTACCTAAGCCCGCTAGTAATTACACTGATGAGGGTTTGCAAGCTATTGAGACCGTCAAAAAACACATTTCGTTTATCTGTAACAATAACGAGCAGTACTCAAAAATATTAACGGAATGGCTGGCGCATAATGTTCAGTTCAAAGGTGTTAAGATTCTATGGTCGCCCGTTATCCAATCAATTGAGGGTATTGGTAAAAGCTGGTTTGGTGAGTTGCTTGAGCGTTGTATAGGTCAAGAGAACGTGGGTACAGTTGCACCAACACAAGCAACAAGTGACTTTAACGGATGGGCAACGGGTGTTTGTGTGAACATTCTTAATGAGCTGAGGGTAAAGGGTCATAATAGGTATGATGCCGTCAATGCGTTGAAACCTTTAATTACTGACTCGGTAATTCAGATTAATGATAAAGGTGTTAAACAGTACAAGACGGCAAACACAACCAATTATATCTGTTTTACGAACTATAAAGATGCTATTCCAATTGATTCTGATTCAAGACGCTGGTGGGTTATCTTTGTGGAGATCGACACTCTTGACGATGTAATCCATAAAACTGGCGATGATCATAGA